GCAATTCTTTGTCCAATAGATTGACCATTTGTACTTTGTAAAGTGATGAATTTCAACGTGAGATCCAACACCTTACTAGATGTTGCTGTGGGATTTTGAAATCCAAAATTGTCTGGTGTTTTTTGTATTGTTCCGCCTGTGTACAGCGTGATTTTTAATCCCACAGGAGTTGTGCCGACTGTACCATACCACTGAGCACGACAGTCTATCAACACATTGGCCTCTGCTGGATATAGTTGTCTAAAATCAGCAATTTTAAACACTGATGATTCTCTACCAATTCCAGTATTGTCATTTCCAAATTGCAAAACATTTTGAATTTCAACTGCCTGTCCCCATCCTGTATAACTTCGTCCGTTGGAATCCGACAGTGGAGGTATTGCTACCCTTGTACGAGTATCAAGATCTGATCCAGTATCAAATGTGTACTCAATCACCATGAAATCTGCCACAGTTGAGAATGATACATCGTTAATTAACACAGAAGCAGAGGCAACTATTGCTCCAGCGACAGATCTTTTTCTCAATCTAAAAATTAGAATTTCGTTGCCTTCTGTTATTTGATCTGCTGAAAGAGTTACAGTAACTTCGGCTCTATTGTTAAAAATTTCAACAGTTCCAGTAACTGCGTTTCCTACAAAGTCATTGGGTATGATTCCAGCACCAGACATCGTCCAGTAAAACAATGAACCATTGTTGACAAATTGTGTGAATATTGTAAACGTTACTTGATTACCTTCGTTGACCACTGTACTAGAAGTTTCTATTGTGTATGTGGGAATTTCTCCCGCATCAACTACGTTTCTGTAAACAGGATTGAACGGCACATTTGCTGTAGAATTTCCAAGATAACTTGATTTAAATCTGTTGTAGTTTATCAATTCTGCAACTACGGTGTTCAAGTTAGCATCATCAAATTCCTTCATAGTGTCCAACACTTCTAACGGATTATAACCATCTTGTTTTGCCTGGCGTATTAATGTGACTGCAACCATTTCTGCACTCAATTTTTCAAATCCTCTTTTTTCAAAGAATCCTTTCATCATTGAAAATGTGCCGGCATCTAATTCTAACGGTTGAGAATATTGTTGATTAAATGCAGTTGCCGCCAAGGTAGGCGAAGTGTTGGTTGGCAGATTATTATACATATTATTTCTTTAATACTAATCTAACTGGTCCGGCATTTATTACCGCCTTGCCATGCAGGCCTCCGGCGCCGTACCAAACACTGATACCACCTATACCAATTCCGCCTGGTCTACGTTGCCCAAGGCCAAATGTGCCTGAGCCAATTGGTCGAGGTGTATTGTATACTGGAGGTGCTCTGCGACCAAGAGCTGTGGCCTGATCGCCAATCTGTCCAGGTGAAGCAAATTGTCCTCTTGCTTGTTCTGCAGATTTGTTCAACTGATTAACACTTTGTCCTGCAGGTCGTGGAGTTGGATAGTTAGGTGGCGGAATGGGCTGAGGTTCCCAGCGTGGACCAAATATGTCACTAGGACGTTGAATATTGTTTGTTCCGCCAATTTTGTTTGGGCCTGCCAAATTATCATAGTACTTGGCCTTGAACACCGTTGACGAACCTTCTTCTTCAATTTGACCTTGATAATATGTGACTTCGTCAAAAGTTACAGTCATTTTGTTTTGTAAAATTTTTGTGCCATTTGCTTGATCCAGTTGATCGTGATCCCAAGCAGTTATCAACGGATTTGCCAAAGTCATCTGTGTGAACCTGCCCTGGTGTAATACAAATATGCTTATGCTTCTAAAGAATGGTTCAGTTTGTTTGTTGTCTAATCCATACGCATTGTCACTGGTTGAATATTTTGTATTGGCAAAATCTGGTTCAATCAATCCTTCGTTTCTAAATCTGCCGTCGGCAAAATAGTAACTGTAATAATTTTTCCAAAGGCCGTTGGTTATTTCACTGTTGTCATCGTGAAACACTATACTGACTGGATCGTAATTTAATTTTGTTTGAACATTGGTTTTTCTATTGTATTGATTTATAGTTTCGGTGCTGATTTTAAATTTTGGCAGATCAACAGTTTTTGCTAGTAGTCCTATGTCCAAGTTTCCTTGACTCTGTAACCAGGACACATCCTTGACTGCTGCTGTGTTGATATCAAATGCCACAAAGTACAAAAAGCCAAGTTTGGGCATTCTGGCCATGTTGCCCCGTACATACATGCCAGTGGCATGAGCATAACTCTTGAAAGATATGCCTGTACCATTGCCGCTGTTTGATAAAAATTTATAGAAAGAATCACTCATACTATTATTTATGTCATAAAAAAAGCCTGGATTGACCAGGCTTTCTTTGGTAGGAGTTGATTAACTGCCGATAGCGGTTGTTCCTACTGTTCTTCCAACTGGAGTTCCAAGACCAATTAGTCCTCCGTTGATTCCTACAGTCTGCAATGCATTGTCGTAACAGATGGTCAAATCAATACCCATTGCTTCAGTACTCTTGGAATAGTCACCACCGTCGTATGTTACGTTCTTGATCCAGCAACCTTGTAGTTCAAAAGTTTCCAACGGAATTGGTTGATATGCACCATTGCCGCCGTCTAGTATTTCAATAAACATAGTGAACTTGTAATCAAGTCCAGATGCTGCACTTGCTTGTTCAAAGAAATCAAATTGTTTCTGCATCTGTTCGCCAACTTTGTTGGTAACAAGGTTGGTCATATCATCACGTAGTTTCAGCTTGATGTCATCAAACTTTGGCTTGCCAGCAAGTTTGACCACACTGTTATAAACGTGTAATGAAATTTCTTCAAAACTTGGTTTTGGTCGATCAACAGTCATAACTTGTTTTGTTAATTCTGTTGCAGGTGCTCCGCCGATTCCGAAGTCTACCAAAATTACACGGAATCTATATGGTAGTTTTGGCATCAACAGACCTTGGTTGCTTGCACTTTGATCAGTGTCAAGCGGAACTGAAAATCTTGATAAACTTGCGATTGGCATTTAATGCTCCTTATTCTTTAAATTTGCTTTGTGTATTACTGACTCAGAGTGGCAATTTCGCCAGTGTTCAATAATCTCAACGGAATGTAGATAAACTCCACAGCCTTTACTGGTTCAATAGCAATATCAATCCACAATTCGCTGCGATCAATTCTGGCGTTAGTGTTGTTTGAACCATCACACACTACCAAGAAATCGTACAATGCACGTTGACTTACCAACTCTGTCAACAAAGCATCAACTGCTGCTTTGACTTCTGTTCGTGTCTGACTATCGTTAGGCTCAAACAGATATGGTTTTGCTAAAATTTCTAGTTGTCTGCGCAAGTAAGATACCAAACGACTTACATTAATTCTGTCCAATGAACTAGCAGCTTGTGCTCTAGTGTATTGTCCCATGTTGACTAAGCCAACTCCTGGCAATGTTGCAATAGGATTGATCTTGACACCTGCCATTACATCACGTAGACCTTGGTGCAGGCTGGCTGTTCTAAAAGAACCAGATCCGGCTTCAACAAATCCAACGCTGCTGGCATTATCAACTGTACCACGACGTGTTCCTGCTGGAGCAAACCACAAGTAACTCTTGTTGTCGCTGTTGATCAATGTGCGTAACATCATGTGGCTTGGCGGAACAACAATACTGTTTCCTAAATTATCGTTAGTGAATCCACTTGGATAGAACATTGCTAGGCTTGTGCTGTATGTAACAGCAGCCTGGTCATTGTTGTCAACAGCCAGTACAGCGTTGTTACCATATTCACTCAATGCTGTGCCTGTTGCAGGAAGTCTAAACGGTGTGTCACCAATGACCAATGCTGTTTGTCCATTGTCCACGTTGAACTCAATCATGTTCTGTATAGCTTCAGGATAGCCCGGAGCCAACACTAGATTGAATACCAATGTGTCGGTGTCACGAATTCCTTGATTTGCTGTGATCAGGGCTTTTAGACTCTGTACCACAACACTGCGTTGTGCCTTACGACCAAACTGTCCAACTTGTTCATAGTCATTTGGACTTTCAGTGACCCAGCGATCTGGGAAGTAATTGATCATTGATTCATCATTGAAACGCTCGTTGGTAGTGTTTACGTTGATAAATCCAGTCACATACTTTTTAACGTTGTTTCCGCTGCGGCGTGTGTTCCACAATCTAGTACCACGTGGATACAACTTTGGATCTGGACAATCTGGATCAACATAGTTGCTGACCATTAGATCTGCAATGTCTGATGCAACAGAAGTTGTGCTGGTAGTTGCCCAACGTGCATCTTGGAATATCCAACCATCTGGAGTATCGTGGTCAGTGACATCTTGCAATGCCCATGCATTGCCGTCATACACATAAACATCACGTCCGTACATGTCTGGTTCAGATGTGTTGATCCAGATATCTCCGTTGGCCAATGGTGTTAGACCATCCTGCTGTGTTGTTGGTGTGCTGGCACTGACAATAGGACCAAATGGATCTGCTCCAGGAAATGCATTTCCGTAACCTTGCCAAATT